CTAGGTCTTAGCCAAATGGTAGACAGTCTGTACCAAATCAACGTGTCTATAGAATGGTTTCCTAAAATCTTCGAATTGATAATAGGGACAGAGAGGACGCACGATATGGCTAAAGGCAGACGTGGAAACGTTCAGAAGACGACAGCATTCGGAAAGGGTCATCAATCGTTCAAGACCGGCAATCCCATCCTTGACTATGATAGAAAGTCCGACAAATCCGGAATCCAACGCCTCTTCTGGGACGATTCTGGATTTTCGGAGCCAGTCGTTGATAAAAAATACCGGAAAGTTATCGTTTCTCCATCCTGCGGGAGACACCGAATCCCGGATGTATCGGCGGATGCTTTCTACAAACCACAACGGCATCGCATGAAAAACCGATTCCAGATCCTCCATTTTTAAAAACGAAACAGGGTCTAATTCCTTGTAATAGAAGGAAGACCGTTCGACCCAGAATTCAGTCTTCGGCAGGGGATCTTGTGCGCCTTCTTCTTGCTGGACGCTCTTCTTCCTCATTCTCGTTGGTCCTTGGCATTACGATGTGTTCAAAGGGACGTTCTCCGTATCCTCCCAGACATTCCAGAGCAAACTGGCCAATCTCATAATTCTGCAAGATGGCAGACTGAAGTCCGGATCGTCCGAATCGGGACTTGGCAAAGAACAGGCGAGCCATTCCAATCTGGGCTTCCGCATCCGTCTGATTGTAAGTCAGGACGAAATCCGATTCCTGCACCACATGGATACTGTCTCCGGAATGATAGTCCCTGATGACATCTGACTGCATTCCGATCCGATTGGACTGCCACGGGGCATGAAGAACGAATCGTCTCTCCTGAGCCAGCCCCTTTAACTCTCCATAAAGATCCCCATACTCGTTTCTTCGACTTTCATTGTCAGAGTAACGAAACTTCAGTCTCTTGGGATAGTCCAGAATCAACACGTCCGGGGACAGTCCCTTTGTGACCTCCATCATGTTCAGCCACGCCTTGAATTGAGACAGGGTTAAAGATCCCGCCGGGAACGACTTGATGTGAAGGGGAGGCCGATGCTTCAGGAGTTCGATCTTTTCCCGAATCAGTTTGGCGGATTCGGTTTTCAGAATCAGGAACTCCTTCTCAATCGTTTCAATCACCTGAAGCCTTCCGTCCGGAGAGGGGACGAAGTAGGGAATGGCGACGGGCTTGTAGATGGCGTCATCATAGTTGCGTCCTCTGGGAGAGGCGCATCCGAACAGACTCATGACATACCGTTCGACCACTTCCTCCTCTGTCATTTCCAGACTGACATGGAGAACCTGATGACCATCCATCATGGCTGTCTTTCCAAAATGAACGGCACTCCAGGACTTTCCCTTTCCGGTTCCCGCCATGACGGTAAAGAGATTTCCCCGTGCAGGGGTCAGACCGTTATTGTCCAGAAACTCGATCCCCAATCGAATAAACTCGTCTTCGCCCCGATTCAGGAACTTCAAGGCGGAATCCGGATCGGACAGATCCGTCCCGGAACTGAACCTCTTGTTGGCGGATACGCTGATCAGAAGATCCTTCGCCTCTTCGATTTTTCCCTGTTCCAGAGCTTCCTGAGCATCCAGAAGACTCATCTTCAGGCGACGGGCTTCCAGAAACTGTTCGAGTTCGTCCAGAATATAGTCCGGATTCTGGACATCGTGCATATCTCTTAAATTGAACAGGAGACTGGTATACAGCTTGGTCTCGGCGTCATCCTTCATCTCCCCTTCCAGCAGATCGGAGATATGGTCTCCGGGAGGGGCATTGTATTTGTCATAATAGGTGAAGGCGGATCGGGCGATCTTTCTGTAGTAGGGATTGGACAGAAGCGTCAGATCCAATGCCATCCGGATGATGTATCCGGCCTTTTGCGACCAGACGAGAGCCGCAACGATGTTGTCCTCCAGACCTCCTTTCAGGGATTCCATGCGTCCACCCCCGCCAGAAGTTTTGGATTGAAAACGATGTCTTTCAGAAGGTCTTTACCTTCTTTCATATACTTGGCAATCAATTCTTCAACGGGAGCCACAATCAGATCGTCTACCACAAGGGGCTTGGTTCGGGTGGCGGAAATCGCCCGATAGTCCATCTGGGTATAGACAATGACCTTATCCGGACACTCATAGATAATCTGCCTGTCGGTATCGGACAGATCGATGCCCTCTGATCCGACAAGGCATTGAATAATAGCCACCTGCGCCTTTCCGGATCGGTAGTCCCGAATCTTCTGGGCGTTGTCCTTCTGGCCCCCGTGAATCCAGACAGCGGGAATCTTCATGGACGCCATCAGTTTGGCAATCTGCTGCCCGCTCCAGTCGAAAACATAGAAGATTGCAGCCTGACCCTCAAACTCGTCCATTTCAGATTCCAGCCATCCCAGTTTGGGATTGTCACCGATCGGGATATCCCTTCCATTGGGAAGACGGGTAAAACCGGACGCGATTTGACGCATCTTCATGTAGGTCATCTTGAGTTCTTCCCCACCCAACGGAAGATTGCGAACGGCTTCCCGGATGCGTTCCTTCTGCTCCAAAGTGGGTCTCAGGCGGACCTTGTTGTGTTCAATGGCGGAAACGCCCAATGCCTCCATTGTCGTCAGGGAATAAGCCCCTCCCCACACTTTTCTGGACAGGATGGGGTTTTTTCTCTGGTCGAATTCATACATCCTGAACGGGTTTTGGGAGGGACAGGAGAAAGCCTGTTCAAAGAAAAACTGATTGCTCCCGAGGGTCTTTCCATCATCGATCAGGTAGAACTGCGCCCAAAGCGCATAAGGATCTCTTCCGAAGGGAGTTCCCGTCAGACCCAGACGGTAAGGCTTGTTCTCCATCAGAATCTTCATCATCTTGTATCGAAGCGATTTGGATGACTTGCAGTGATGAATCTCATCCACGATGACACCATCAAACCGACTGCCAATCCGTCTGAGTTCTTCCACGTTGGGAGCCAGAACGGTTTTCTTCTTGCGAGCCGACACCACTTCCTTCGATCCAATCGCCTGAATACCTGAAAAGGGAATAATCACCAAATCCGTTTCCGCTTCCAGCATCCGTTTGCGATTGGCCGTGGGAGGATAGGCACAGGTGATGGACAGATCGGAATGCTGTTGTCCCAAATCTTCCCAAACCGACACGATCTCGTCGGAGGGCACGACAACCAAGAACCGGGGACGAGGACTCTTTCTGGCCTCATGGTCGGCGGTAATGGCCGTCATGTAGTCCAGAGCCACCTTTGTCTTGCCTGCCCGTGGCCCCAAAAACAGCAACGCCTGCTTGTTCTTCAGGGCCACATACAGCGGTCCCCATTGATACGGTCTGGGTTCCGTCTTGTATTGGGTGATGAAGCCCTCCTGAGCCAGACGAAACCGGCACCGATCTGCGGTCGCGTTCTTGACAGGTAAAAAAGAAGGACGATTGTAATCCAAATATCGCTGGATCGCCTGTATGGAAAACATCAGTCTGTCTCCTTAGTCCATTTCCGTCGTCAGTGGCAAAATTCTCGAATTCCCGTGAGCGTCTTTTTCAATCGTACAGATGCCATCAAAGAGTCCTGCATGGTGGATACTATGATCCACAATCCAGATTTGCTTGCCGGACATCCGGGACCAGTCCGACAGGAACTGAATCAGTGCCCGCACACCCTCCTTGGACAAGCCATCTGTCGGCTCATCCCAGATTTCAAACGGAATGCTGACTCCCGCCAGCCGTTGGATAAACGATGACAACCCGATGGCCGTAGCCAATGCCAAACGCTGCCCTTCGCCTCCTGACGATTCCCAAGCGGTTCCATCATCAGATTGTCCATCGTCAATTGTCACAGAGATGGCTGTTTTCTTCTTCCCGCTTTGAAGCGTTTCCTCAGACGACAGTTCAATGTTCCAGTCGGAGAGACCTAATTGCCCCAAGGCCATCTGAATGTCAAAAGATAGCTGGGACAAGATTTGACCCGACAAAAAGACGCGCACCTTCCTGAAATGCTCTTTCCAGAATGAACAGAGTTCCTTCTCAGCCTGCGCCTTTGTCTGAACAGCCATCCACTTGGCCTTCTCGGCCTCATAGTGATTCTTTTTCTTTTCCAGGGTCTGGATCGATTCATCCCATGGATTGGATTCTTTTTCCAGCTTCTCAATCTCTGCCGACAACTCTTTTCCATCGGAGGCCAACTTGTTGATTCTGGAATTGATAAACCCCAATTCAGCCTTATAGTATTGAGCTAAGGCATCCAGAGTCTGCAACTCTTTTTTCTTCCGTTCCTGTTCCTGAAGGTATTCTTTTTTCTGCTGATTGAGAATTTCCTCTTTCTTCTGCAATTCAACCTTTTGTCTTTCAAGATCCTCCCTTTCATTTTCCAGAGAGGCCAGCATCGTTTCCCGAAAGTCCGGGTCGATAGGCTGTTGACATTCAGAACAAACAACGTTGTTTTGATAAAATGCAGTACTTTTCTGATCCCTCTCCAACTGCGTGTGAATCACGACCTTCTGCCGTTCAATCTCCAGTAAGGCGTTTGCTGTGGGATCAGGCTGATTCAATTTCACTGTGGCAACGGCTTCGGACTGCTTCTGAATCTTCCAGGACAGTTCATCCCGAAGGCGAACAGTGGAGACATATTCCTCTTTCAGGGCTTCCCGTTTTGCCTTCCGTCCTTGGATTGATTCAACGTGCTGACTGAACCACTCGTCCCTGTTCTTTTGAAAGTTTTCAATGGATGATGGAATAGTGGCAAGGGCACCGTCCGCACCGGAAATCTCCGATGTTGCCTGCTGTAGTATCCTGTCTTGCTCTTTTTCCTTTCCCGCCACAAACTCCGACAGGCGATTCCAATAGTCCAGATCCAGAATATCATCAAACAGGGCCATCTTGTCGGCGGGGGACAGATTAAGAAAGAAAGGCTGTCCCTGACCAAACAACACGGAAGTCAGGAATTGGGAGGGCGTCAGACGAAACCACTGGATAATTTCCTCATCCGTCAGTTCCGTCCACTCATCCGCCCCTTCCCGCCTCCACGTCAGGGAGTTCGGATTCCACGTTCTTTTGATTTCAAAAGGTTCGGCCACGTCATCTTCAGACTCCTTGACCGAGAATCCCAAGGTCACGGCATAGCCCTTGGCATCCGTCTGACGGTTCAGCAGGGTCTTGGCTTTCTTTCCCCGGACCGACGTGCCTCGCAATACCCAAAAGAGAGCGTCCCATATCGAAGACTTCCCGGCTCCATTGGAACCGATGGCTTCGTTGCGAAGGTTGTTTCCGGCCAGAAAATAGAGACCGTTTCCGTCTGGAAACACGAACACATGCTGTCCACGAAAACTTTTGAAGTTTTCCAGTATCAGATATTGAAATCGGATGGTCCGCACTACTGCCCCCCAAAAAGTTCGATCAGCTCCAGTCCCCGCTTCATGTAAACAGGATCATCGATACCCTGATAAGAAGCATATTGAGACAGGATCGAAGCGGGATTGAACGACAGAATGTCCGGACGTTCCATAGTCTTCTGGATGGTATCCGTATCCATGTTCACCATCAGGATGCTGTCCACCTTTAAATGGAGACGTGAGCACAGATCAGACAGACGCTTTTTAATCGCATGCCTTTCACTGATACGGGACGTCGGAACATGAACACGAAATCGGAAAACGCCTGTCCCCAAATCGTTCGCAACAATCTGTTCCTCCCAATGATCCTCATTATCCAGTTCCAGATCCACCACCCTGAGTTGATACCGGGGAGCCGGAATGCTGATCAGTTTTTTCCCATCCCACTCCAGAACCCTTCCGTCAATATGATCCCCAAAACGGGTGTCATAGGGAGATCCCACATAGATAGACGATGGGGTATGAATATCCCCCGCAATATAGATGGGGCCTTCCGGAAGGGGAGGAAGATCGTCCCCTTTCAGTCTTTGCCCGGAGGACGACACCGATCCCGGTAATGTCTGGTGGAAAAACACAAAGTCATACTGTTCGAAATCAAGACCATTCCAGTCTTTCCTTGGATGCTTGGTATGGGGCAGAAGAAGGAACTTGGAATCATCGATATACACCACCGTTTTCTCATCGACATAGGTAAGGTTGGGAATGGACGACAGAAACTTCCAATAGGGAACTCCCCCATCCGGATGATCATGATTCCCCTTGAGAATGCAAAGATTCCGTTTTTCTGCCAGCTTGAGCAATCGATCGTGGATTCTGTTCACAAGCACGGAGGAGTGATTGTCCTTGTCCTGTGACAAATCTCCCAGAATAAAGATGGTGGACACTTGATCCTTTTCGGCCAGATCGTCGAGCCAATCCAGAAACTCCCAACGGTACTCGTGGGCAGGATTATCCGTCAGATGGATGTCGGACGTGACAAGAAATCGCATCTCTTCTCCGGGCGTCTGAAACTACTTCGTTATTCTCTCAAAGTGTTCGAATTTCGTTTTCAGCAGGCTGTCAAAGGAACAAATGACAAACCCGCATATCCTTACCGATGGAATGTTTAGAAATTCCGGAACAACGGGGTAGGACTTTTCCAGAATACGTGCAACAAAAGATTCCTTGAAAATGACCAGCCGATCCCGACGAAACTCCTTGGCAATCAGCATTGTCTGCTTCCTTGACGCAGAGGCTTCCGTGTCTGCCTTCTCAAAGAATTGGGACACGATTGGGACAGACTTGAGTTGGGTACTTTCCAGATGGGCATAAACAAGACTGGATAAATCCAGTGATTGGTAATTCTTGCACTCCACAAGCCAATGGTCTGTCAAACGGAAACCATCTGGATCAGATGGGGAGATATCCCCGGATTGGGACTCAAACAGTCCCTTGGATCGATAAGCCGTTGCCTTGGACCCTGACCCATGAGAGGGAACAAACAGATCAATGCGTTCTCCATTTGAAACCCAAAGCGAGAGAGATTTGCAGACATCTGACTCGAACCGTTTGCCTTTCTGCTTGGAATAACTGCTCACTCGATCTCCTGTGTAGATTCTTTGTCCCATCCGTTGGCTTTTCGCCACGCATTACACCGTTGCTTCTCCTCTTCTTCCCACGCCTCGGAGTTCCACAGAGGATTGGCTGCTACATACTCTTTCCAGCCTTCCCACCAATCCGCATCAAATGGCAACGGCTTTTCGTTCCTATCTTCCTTGAACTGGAGATACTTTTCGTATTTCATCTGAGCCATGACAGAACCGATCCCGTCAAAATAGTTCGGGCGCAATCCTTCTTCTTTCTGGATGGCGTCCAGATCCCAGATTCCCTGTTCTCGGATAGCCTGCTCAATGACCTTAAGTGGCATTTCTTTCCGCTTTTTCATGCACCAAACAAGGGGACCATAAATAGCATCTTTTCTATAGTGTTCATAAACAGATTCCAAATCGCTATAGAATATCCTTTCCCCATCAGAGCACGATCGTGCGAAAGCATCATTGCAATTGACGCCAACATAAAAGGACTGACGAGCTTCCTCCGGCCATGAATCCTCCCACCAGTTTGAATTAAGAAAGAGAACCCCGGTGCTCAGCAATTCAATGAGGGCTTTTTCTTCATCAAAACTATCGAGACTCGAATTTCGCATCCTCTGTTCCCCCGGTAGTTTGTCAGATTTCCACATCTTCCGATTCCGCTGTATCCGGGGAAGATTCTCCATATTTTTTAACGGTCGTCCGTGATGCGTCATCCAATGCCTTCCAGACCTCTTTTGTTTTCTCCTGAAGAGCCGTCCGTATCTTTTCCAGTGTCCTGACCTTGTTCTCTTTTCGTGCCTTTTTGATGGACGACTTCAATCCCCTGAGCGTGTAAGGTTTGTCATCGATCATCAAGGAGTCCACCTTCATGTCTTTCTGAAGCCATTCCAGACAGGACATCTCGTCATCAATGCCATAACCAAACAGGATCACCAGACGGAACTCCCGAAACGGTTTTCCCAGCTTGTTCTTTTTGACCTGAACACGGGATTCAATACCAACGGGAACTTTAATCCTGTCGATCTCTTCTTCAAGGATACCCACCTGATTCATCCAAAGGATAGCGGAAGAAAAGAAATCCAATGCCTTTCCCCCCGCCCTCCGGAATTTGGGTCCATACATGACCCCGATATTCATCCGAAGCTGGGAAATGATCAGCAACATGCAATTGCTTTTTGACAGACGGGCGGTCACTCGATTCAATAATGTTGTAAAAGCCGCAGCTTTCTTGGCTCCCGCATAACCGGAGGCTGCCTCCTCATCTGTCAGGATATCGTCAATCAGCGCATCCAGAGAATCCAACACATAAAGGCGGGGAAGGGTCGGATCTCCTGTTTTCAGAAAATTGAGAAGGTCCTCCATCGTTTCCTTGACGGTAGTGACAGTCGGCTTCCCGTCGTCATCCCGTGCCAGATTGACGGTTTCCCTCGAAAGACCCAGCTCTTCGGCATAGTCCTCATCAAAAGCGGACTCTGAATCAACGTACCGAATCAAACCATCCGGAAACGTCCTGTGGAAATTGATACAGGCTTCAACACCCAATCCTGATTTGTAGCTGGAAAAGTCACCAACGATGTTGATGATGCGGCCCAACGGATACCCTTTTCCCCCAAAAGCCAGATCCAACTGCGTTGACCCGGTAGGAAAAAATCCCGGTACAGGGTGATCTGTACTGTACCGGGATGGGAGGGTGTCTGGGGTCTCTTCTGTCTTCGCCTTGCGAGCCATCTGAAACCCCCTATGTTAGAACGGTGCTTCGTCTGTAGAATCCTCAACGTTCCCAATTTCAGATGCCGACTTCTGATCGTCATCACTGACAAACTCGCTGCTCTCGACGTACCCACCCTGAAAGGCGGCATTGATTTCATCATAGGTTTGCCAGTCAAGGCATTTGTCCAGCGGATGAGCCTTCACATACTCCAGATAGTCTTGCGCCTCCTGATCCGTCAGGGAGACAGGAGAAGGATCGATGGAGATCCCGACATAGGTATTGTTACCTTTGGGCTGAACCTTTCTGCCGATGTTTTTGGCAGGAGGATTGTAGGTAAACCAGATGTCCCGGCCCTCTCTCGGAGATTCGACAAAGATGTCGGTATTGGTACGCCGATCCACACAAAGGGTTTGAAGATTGGTCATGAAGGATGCGGGAATCCCCCACAACACGGGATTGGGACTTTCCGGACTCGCCTTTCGATCAATCAGCCACACAAGAAATCGATCCTGATAACGGAGCTTGTCTGCGGCTTCTTTCTGTCCCTGAGCCATCAATGCAGCCTTTTCTTCACAAACGGGGCATCGATTCCCATACCCTTCGGGCTTGAACAGGAAAGACCGGGAAAGACACAAAACCGTCTGCTTTTTCCCGCCTTCTGCACCGATTCCCCAATGAGTCGAAATCTTGATGCCAAAATTTCTGTATTTCAAATACTTGGACCAGTCCATTCCGGCGGGAGGCAGGATGCGAATCTGGTTTGCCCCTTCATGGGGACGAAAAGTAGGAAGACCGGCTTTTGTAAAGGATCGGAAAGACCGCTCTTCTTCCATAGTCTCCTGAAAACGTCTGACATCTTCGGGAGTCCTGACCGCCGCTTCGTATTCATCCCAATTAATGGAGGATCGTGTCTTCGAAGGAGGGGTAGAAGAGGCCCTTGTTCCGGTTTGAGCCGATTTGGAGACGTTTGGTGTGGGATTGTTTCTTGTGGGCAACATCGTTTAATCCTTTCATCAAATGATTGTCTAATTGTCTATCAGGCAGTCCAAGATGCTTCTCGGCTGTCGGTGTCGGCAAGACCAATGTTTGGCATGGGGAATCCCCGTTTGACCAGTTCGCCAAACAGGTCCATCATGGACCTCTTGGAGGCCAGTCCCTCCAAGAATGCGTTATACTTGGCTGATGCCAATTTAGCGGCCAAGTATTTGTTTTCAGCCTCGATATGCCTGTTATCAAGAAGAACGTCCATCGAAATCTGGGACTCTGTAATTCGTACTCCTGATTCACTTGCACTCTTCCTGAGCGTGTCTGCCAGTTCAGCGTCCACAATCTTGACCGCTTCTTTCGCTTCATCTTCGGCACTTCTCAATTCAGCATACCGATCATAGGCTTGCATGATAACGACGGAAAAGTCACCAATCTCTTCCATGATCAAACGAGGATTGAATCTGAGAAACTCCGGAGACGGATTTTCAATGTCCAAATCTTTGTACAGCATCTTTTTGTCCTTTCGTCAATTATTGTCAATTAACCTAGTGGCGCCTTTCTGAGCGTCACCGTAACTCCTTCCACACGTGGTGGACGAGCTATGCCGATACTACCGCAGGTTTACTGCGGTCAAACACTGGAAACGGATTCCACGAAAGAGAGTCACAGAAAATTGTCCTTCCCCAATCAGGATGAACAACATCAACAAGAAACCACCCCAAATCAAGTTGATAGTCGTACTCCGGATCAATTCCGGCCCGGACATACCAAAAGCCATAATGAAAATAGGGCAAACCCGACTTATGCTCTATTTTGAGAATCTTGCATTTTCCAAAATAAGAATGGTAGACGAAATCACCAACCTTGACATCGCTTCCGTGTATTTGCGCCGGTAAAAGTTCAACCCTCTTGCACATAATCTCCGAATCATCCGCCATCTTTCCAAAAATAGGATGATAAATCAGATTCGTTTTACGCATCGATTCTTGGGCATCCCTAAACGCCGTGTCCGGTTCGGTTCCTTTTTTGCACTTGTTAAACTCAGGCCACGGATTCCAAGCAAGTTCCCAATCGTTGCAGCGTATATACTTCATGTCGGAGGTTATGATACTATAATTAGGCTGAAACCACTCATCCGCCTTGTAGGCAGTCACCTCTCCAAATTTCCAGTGATAAACTTTTTCCCCTTTTTTAAACTCGCTTCCCCACAATTCCATCTTCGACCTTCCTATCATCAGATTTTTTCTTTTTCCACTCAATTTCAGGCCACGGATTCCACGAGAGTTCTGCACCAAAACACCACATCTCGCCATCATTAAACTTTTTTCCATAACTAATTCTCATCATGCTGTATGTGCCCAATCTAACTTCCTCAACACGGCATTTTCCATGATACGGATGATAGACAAAATCGCCTACATTGGCTATACTTCCCCACATAGGAATACCCGTTTCTGTCCCGATTACCAAGTCTTCGGGCTGGCTTTTCAAAGACGTCATCGACCCCCCCCCTCCTTACTAAAGACAATATACACCTAGAAAAATTAAAAGTCAAGGCCCCTGCCTAATGAACAACAAACTTTCCCAAAAATCTGAAAAGCCGCGCTTTCATCGTGGCCTCTGGAGCCACCTGCTGAACGATCCAGTGTAACAGTTCCGTACAGATGTCCTTGACGTGAAGACTTCTTGTTGTTGCCATCACTTTGCAGAGGTATTCCTGAGCCCCGTAGATCCAGTTATTGATTTCGGAATCATCCATATCCTCCAGAACAGCCTGAACAGATTTCCATGTCGGAGTCTGATTCTCATCCAATAAAAGTCTCAGGAGACGAACAATTCCGGATGTGGATTCGACAATCACGGACGTTCGATCAATCTGATCCGGAGACGTGGCATCGTGATATCTGGCCAAAAGAGCCAAAGAATGCCGAGGGGAACCTTCAGACGCAATGGCAATAGCCCTTGCGATCCCGTCGAACAGTTCCCATCCTTCACAGCCCGCTACAACCTCCACCAGATCTATCAATTCAGGGGTTGACAGGGGTTTCAAGTCGAAATGAACACACCGGGTTGCAATGGTTTTGGGAACCTTGTGGGCATCCGTCGTGCAAAAAACAAAGTAAAGATGAGGGGGAGGCTCCTCCACCGTTTTCAGGACCGCCTGCCATCCTTTGTTGGAAATGGTATGGCACTCATCCACAATCACCAGACGGCGTTTCTTCGACCCCAACGGAAACAGGGTCACACGATCCATCAGATTCCGCATCTCATCCGCCCCCGGAGCATTGGCGACATCAATCTCATCGATAAAGGCATTCAAATGCAGTCCAATAATCCGGGCGATGGATGTCTTGCCCACCCCACTTGGTCCCGTCAACAGAAACGCATGGGGATGCGCCGATTCGTTCAGGATGCCGGAAAGCTGCCGGACGACGTCTGCGTGTCCATAAATCTGATCAAAATCGGTGGGTCTATATTCTGTGAGCAGATTCTTGGGTTCGGTAGTTTCCACGAAATTTTCCTTTCTCTTTCAGATCCTCTAATTGTCCCCATACTTTTCCACAAGCACTTTCCACAACCAGCGGAACAATGATCCATTCGTAGTCCATGCTCAACATTATCCCTGACTGATCCTTGATCGCTTCCTCCAACTTGTCCTCGGGCACAATCGTTTCGATGTCGTCATGTATTTCAATATTGGGAACCAGCCACGGCTTCCTGTTCTTAAAGGCATAATCCATTAACCGGGTCAGGGCATCCCGACACAGATCCGCCGCAGTGGACTGGATTGGAAAGTTAATCTGCTCGTTATCCGATAGAATGCCACCCCTCCTGCGCCCGTAAAGGTTGCGAACATACCCGTATTTTCGATAGAAAGACCAGATTTTCTGACGGTATTCCAGCACTCCCGGAAAGGTCTCCCAGAACAAATCCGTCAGGGGCTGGACAGTCTGTTCCGGAAGATTGAGTTTTTCAGCACAACTGGAATTTGTCGATCCATACAATGAAGCAAACACGAAATTGGCCTTGATGTCCGTTCGCATGGCTTTTAAAATTTCCTTCTTGTCGTCCGTTTTCAATTCCTCTCTATACTTGTTTACAATCTTTGGATGCATTTCAATGAAAGCATCCCTGAAAAACGAATGAATGTCATAATCTTCTCGCTGGAACTTGACAAGATTGGGATCTCTGGACGCCATCCCGATAATGCGGGCCTCCAGTTGTCCGTAGTCCATCGACAGGAATACATGCCCTTCCGGAGCCACAAAGCAGGATCGAATGTCCTTCATATGTTGCGGATTGCGCTTGGGGACGTTCTGCATGTTCGGTTTCTTGGAACTGCGTCTTCCCGTGATTACGGACACAGTACTGTATTCCGAATGAATCACGTTGTCCACAGTAATCTTCCCGGTGGCAATCGGTTTGACATAGGTGGACAGAACCTTGAAATTTTCACGATAATCCAGAAGCATCCTGGGAACATCCGAACCGGATTCCAGAAGGGATTCCAGCATCTCGGCATCCGTGGATTCCGAATCATCCTCGCTGGAATGCTTGGCATGTCGGGTGATACTGAATCCCAGAACGTCCTTCAAAACAAACTTGACATCAACCGACGAATTGATCTTGAACCTCCTGCCCATCAACTGCTCCGCTCTCTGAATTTCCGGCAGGGCGTACAGCGTCTTTTCAATCTCTATGATCCGATCACTGTACTTTTTCAGCAGAAGGTTCGCTTCATCCGGATCGACACGGAGACCCCGGTATCGCATCAGTGTGACAACAAGACCGATATCAATCGTCTTCCAGACATGCTCCCATTGATCCCAGACACCTTCGGGCTGGGAATCCGGCCAATTGTCTGTTGAAGTGTCGGCAGCCATGTCCGGATGGACAAAATGACTCGACATGCACCGATCCAGAAGCATAGACTCAAACCGTGCATCGTGCCCGTTATACTCCAGCCACTCGCTCAGCCGGTAGTTCTGCCAAGGAGCAGAGGCATCCAGTCCTGTGATGTTTTTGATATTCACGCCCAGTAATAATCTGGTGGCGGTTCCCAGATCCAGAACTCCGCTTCGATGGAACATGAACCGAAGAAGAACCTTGATATCGAAAATCCTGTTATTGCCTTGATCATCATAAAAAGCCTGATAGAGCCAGTCCTCTCCAAACAGAAAGCAGAACCAGTACAACTCAAACAGATCATGATGCGCCCATTCTCTCTGTCCCAACACCTCCTGTATAACGGGGAGCAGATCCGGATTGGGACTTTCGGGATGATTGATGGAAACGGCAATTGTTTCCTTTTCATACCCAAAAGCCATTGTCAGAACGCCCTGTTTTGATGTGAACGGGTCCAGACCGTCCGTTTCGATATCCACGGCGATCGTTTGCCGATCCATCTCTGCATGATCAAACAAGACATTCAATTCTTCCCTGAACACGTCAGGAGAGATGCTTCGGTAGGTTCTAATCCCCTTGTTGTAGGGAAGGGGCAACGGTTGGGGAGTATCCAGAACACCAGACTCCACCAGTTTCCCAATCCGTACAAGGTCGGTCCTGAAAACCGTTTCAGCGGCACTTTCGTTTCGTCCCTTTCGGATGATATACGCCGGATGAAACACAGGGTAATACCAGAACGACACACCCCCCATCGAAGCGGGAAACGGAATCCCCCTCAATGTTGAGATGGACCCCAAACTCGGATCAATCCGATGAAGGGGAACGTCTCCGGTTCCAATCACCACCAGCGGACGGACTTTTTGAATCTCCTGTTCCAGAAAGGAAGAACAGCAATAAACCTCATCCTTGGTCGGCGTCCTGTTTTTCCCGTCCTTTGTGGGACGACACCTCACCGTGTTGGTGTACCGGATGCGAAGACCGGGAGGCATGGATCGTTCAATCACGGTCCTCAGATAAGAACCAGAGGCGCCCATAAACGGGCGTCCCCTCTGATCCTCGTCTTCTCCCGGAGCCTCTCCAAGAATCAGAATGTCTGCATCAGGATAGCCATCCCCGTCCATTTTTGGATGACGGAGGGTCGGCCAGTCATTGTGCAGGGAACATCGTTCGCAAATCCCCGCACGCTGAAAGAAAAGCCCCATGTCAGGCCCCTGCTCCACCGCACAGGAATACAAATTCCAGATTCTTTTCGGTGTCGATTTGCCGGGAACAGAACACACGACTGTCGTCTTTCAGGGACAAATACTCCGATCCGACGGAAACAGCGGTTGTCAATTCCTTGACACGCATCCGGATCTTTCCGTTTTCCATAATGGATTCGGATGGAAACTCTTCATGCAATTCGCCAAAGGTCGAACGATAGTCCAGAACAAACTCGTGCTTCGATCCATCCTGAATCAGGCTGACAGTGGACTCATCCGAAGATCCGATCAGACGAACCCGTTTCACGGCTGACATCAGATTGGGATGGATTGGAATGAAACGGTCGTCGGAAAGGTTTCCCGTCACATCGTTAATCTCCGATTCGAAGTCTACTGACGGAGTCGGTTTGAGTCCCGCAACGACCCGGAAGTTGCCCACCTCGAATTGAAGGCTTTTTCCATCATCAGCAATAAACAGGGTTCCACCCTCCGCTTTCTCGTCGCAAAGCAACGACACAAGAAACGGAGGAATCAGAATCGGTTCGGGTGTAATCATGAGTCCTTCCATGAAGAGACCGACGGATGCCTTTCCCAAAACAAGGCTGTCCGTCGCATACATCCGAACCTGCAAACCGCTCCCGGACGGATTTTCCACAATACCCACAATCACCCCATGACAAGGGGAAAACGTCTTGAAATTAACGGCACTCTTCAAAAAAGAAAACGCACTCCTCAATTCGGGAGTCATCTGAAAAAGAAAATTCCATTTCTTGTCTTCATCATCCTTGGATGCCCCTGAACCAAGAAGAGTCAACGATCCCTTCTGTCTGTCTCCGGTATTTTTCCACGCCAGTGTATTGTCTTTAAAATCCATCTGGATATCGGCTTCTCCCAACGATTCGAGGAGACCATACCACCGGCTCCATGAAATCAGACGAGGCCCCTCGGAATGCCAGCTTTCCCCTGTTTCCATCGTCATGACGGCTTCAACTTCACGTCCGGGGGTAGACAGGGAAACGCACAGATCCCCATCATCATTTTCGATGGATACGGTATCGCTGAATTCACTGAAGGCGGACATAATGGCTTTGAAAAAATACAAATTTTTAACGTATTCGGACGCTTGCACAGGATTCTCCTTCCACTTTGCAAGTTAAACAAGCACGATTCTACTCAGTTTTCGCAGGACAATATCCCCTCCTGATAATCTCTTCAAGAGCTGAAACCGGGACACGGATCGCTTTTCCAAGTTTAACAGAAGCAAGTTTTCCTTGACGTATCCATGCCCGAATGGTAAAAAAAGAAAGATTAAGTCGTTTTGCAGCTTCGTAGACTGTGATTAATTCCATTTTTTCCTCCATTTTTTCCTCCATTTTTTCCTCCATTTTTTCCTCCAAAATTAGTAATGTCTAAATCTCTGATGCAACCCAATTCCGGATGTCTTTTGAACCCATACTACCAAAGTCCTTGATTCCGTCCGGCAATCGTTTTGGATAAACCGGAACAGAAACGAAGGGACGAATCACGTCTGCCATCCGGATTGCAGACCCCGATTTTTGATCTGAATCGAGAACTATTACAATTTGACGGATTCCAGTAACCAGTCCGCTAGACAGGCTCTGAGAAATCGTCAGCAGTCGGGATGGATTCAACTGCAATCCTCCCAACGCCCAAGAAACGATCCCTGTACAGGATGTTTCCAGCTTCATGACATCGAACGGACCCTCAGTGAGAACAAGCGTATCCGCTACCGCTTTTCCCGCATTAAAAAGAAGGGTATTGATGGAAACAGGAGACAGGCTGGACGGACAGGACTTGTACCGTACAGGAGAATTCCCTGTCAGATCCCTTGCTGTAAAAGTCACAACCTCCCCTTGATCGTTTCGATAGGGAATCATCAATCGAAACGCAAACTCGCCGACATGCGTAAATCCCAGACCATACCTGCGGCAGACACCGACCGGATCGTCAAACCCTCGTTCCTTAAGGTAGGAGAGGGCCATTTTTGACGTCTCTCCCGGTCGGAACAGGGAGAGGGTCTTCTGATATTCCGAGATGGGTCTTTGTGCCCTGAACCCGATTTCCGGGGCCTTTCCCGTCCAGTAAGACCGAATCTCCCGATGGCAGACCTCCGCGGGACGATGCAACAGCTTTGCCAAAAGATACTCGATACGCCTTCCGGAATGAGAGCCATCCCTCCAGCAGTTATAAGCACCCGACTCTTCGCTGATCCCTAAATGAAATCCGGGATCGTCGGTCCCACACCATGGGCAGCGGATTCCGACATGCCCTTCCGTTACATGCCGAGTGTCCCTAGACCACACAATATGATTGTCATTGAAAAACTGTTCGAGCAGATACACAGTCAATCGGTTCCGGGATCGGATTTCTTGTTGCGGTTCTGGAACGTGATCTTGATTCCTGTCTCCTTATCGATCACGTCGATGAACGACCAGATCATCGCGACCGCCCATCCAAGAAGCGACCATCCCAGAAAAAGATCCAGCAGTAAAATGAAGATAATATATGGATGCTGGCGTTTGTACGCCACGATGACCGGAAGAAAGTACAGAATCACTGCCAACAGCAAAACAATGACTGTGACAACAATAGAACCTCCGAAAACAGTCGCCGCTAAAAACGTTATCATGATTTCCCCCGTCAAATGAAAAGGTTAATTTCTTTGAATACTGTACGTGCACGTTTAAGACAACGTTAATTATACTACAGGAAATACGTTAAGTCAATCCTACCCGTCAAACGTCTTGTGGTTTTTCCTTTGAAAATAGTTTTTCTACCCCCATCTTCATCCCACGAAAGATCAAATATCCCAGAATGAAGACACCAAAGAAAGTCCATTTAAGGACCACCCCGATCACCTCAAACAGCCATTTCCACGAAAGAAGATCAAGGGCGGCAATCTGGGCAGCCGTTACCGTATCATTGATCCGCTGATGCCGCATGGAAAGATCATGATCATAATCATGGGTATGGGGATGAAGTGAAGAATAGTTGTTCGATGGATGGATTGAATCGTCGCACCTTCTGTCTTCGTAGTGATCAAAGCACCTTCTGTCGTCATAATGAGTAAAACCAAGATCGTCAGTCCACATTGTCGTCTCCTTTTCCCAAATTAACCATGTCCCAAATATCAAACTTTCAAGCAAGCATTTCAGACTGTCAAGAGAATATCACAAGAAAATCAAAATGTCAAGGGTTGGAAAACCCCACGTCAGGGAACAGCAGAAAATCCCCCAAACAACACCCTTTCCCGACCGCCTTTAATCCAGAGACATTCAATCCTTGAAGCGGATCTTTTAAGTTCTCCATCTCCCCGATACTTGGATTGTCGTGTGCGAGCGATACCCATTGAAACGGTTTTGAGTGTCACCTTTATCCAGCCATGATCTTCCAACGCCTTGTAGACATCCGAGTCATAACCGGACAGAACGACCTTGCCCTTCACCTGCAACAGGAGATCGACCAGTTTCAGATGAAACTCCAAATCACAGTCATGGGTATAGTTGTTCGTATACGCCTTGTTCCGTGTTTCGGGAACATAGGGAGGATCAAGATACATCACGGTGTCCTCAGAATCCCAATACTTGATTCCTACCAACGCATCGACATGATCAATCTGGACCCGTTCCAGACGGGAACCCCATTCTTCCAGACTGCTCTTCTTTCTGTTCCATCCGGCAACAGGAGTGGGACCGTGTTCCTCACTTCCAAGAAATGCCCTTCCCCAACGCCCCTCTGTCCCGGCGGAGCCTGCAAACCCCTGATTCTGACGGACAAAGAACGCCCATGCCTGTTCCACATCCGTTGCCTCCGGATCTTTTTCAATGGCAAGGGCTTTCCGAAACTCATCTCTGGAATAGAGCGTGAATTGCGCCTTGTCGTTCAACGCTTTTCTTTTGACAGGATCTTGGAGAACCCTATAGAAATTAACCACTTCCCCGTCCAGATCGTTCAACACCTCTACCGGATGCGGAGGCTTCTCCCAAAATAAAGAGGCTCCCCCACAGAATCCCTCATAATAGATCTTCGCTTTCGGAAGATAGGGAACGATCTTGGGAGCAAGATGGTACTTGCCCCCACGCCACTGAAAAACACCACTCATTTTTGGATTATCCTCTCATCGCCGCATCACGGCATTTTTCCCTGTAACGTTCTCCCTCAATGGCGGATCGAATGATTTCAGTCCTGATCATTCCTGTTTTGGGATCGCAAATGGCTCCACGAACTCCATCGGCAAACGCACGAATCGTCTCTGGACCAAGTTCCAAAGATTGAACCGCAGATCGAATCATCTCAGAAAGCAACCGCATTGTCTCTGGACCAAGTTCCACAGAATGAGAAACACGAACTTCCAAAGGTTTCTCAGATGATGCTGTCAATTTCGACGGATCAACTGTCTCTGTCGATGCTTTTGCAGTCCTTTCAGCGAGGACTTCCTCCTTCGTCCTCCCGGATTTCAGAATACGCCGGATAGCTTCCTCCCTGTGTTCTGAAATCGGAATCACCCCCGTTTCGTACTTGCCGACGGTTGACGAATCGATACCCATTACCGTTGCAAGTTCCCTCTGGGAATATTTGAATTTCTTTCTGAGTTTTGCCAGTTCTGTACCTGTCATCAAAGCCATCCTCCAATTTTTAATTCCCGCCATAGCCACCATCCAAGGCCAATGATTCCAGCCCACAGGAGAGCGCTAATCCCCCAGATTACAGGGTTGAAACATACCGGGTATTCCGTGCAGTCATGATCGTCAGTTACGGGAAACTCCCCACACTCCGAGCACATTTCCGGAGAGGGGCAATTGAGATCGTGGATCATCTTAACCTCCTTCTATGGTTCAATCCTGCGAAGCTCAATCATCTCCGGATTGACAAAATGTTTTAGCGCTTCTTCCTCAGATGTATAGCCACCAGTTACACCTCCCCAACTTTCAGCACCCTTCACACGAAAAAGATATTGATATTTGGGTTCTTCTTTGATTGTCCATTCCCCTAGAACATCACAATCCCGCAAATAAGGAGGATAATGCCATCCTGGATCGCATGAATCTGGTGGCAGACAATACCTAAATTCTCCATCCTCTAGTTTCCACGGCTTCCCATCTGGAGCGACTACAGTCTTCCCTTCCCGCATCAGTGATAATGCCTCTTCGAATTTCATTTAATCCCCCTTCTCTGCTATGCGGTTCAGCTCGATGTAGGCATTCGCATATAAATTCGCCCTGATGGCAAGATCTCGGATCGCGTCGAGCTTCTTGTGCGCTTTCCGGTAGAGCGTCGGGTCCAGTACAGCCCCGAGAGAATCGGCCCGGCTGTTTTCGGCGATGAACCCGTCAATGTCCAGCTCGGAGAGAATCGCGGCTTGTGTGATCAGGAAGTCTTGAATCATCTTGTATTCAGGTTGTTCCATTTCGTCCTCCTTTATGGTTCAATCCTGCGAAATTCCCAATCTTCGTTATCTACTTCTTTGGGGTCGCCAAGAGCAATACAAAAGGAAGGTAGGCTTTTCCGTAAATCTTCCACGGAAAAGTATTTGGCACTCGCAAGAATCCAGTCCGTCGTACCTTTTAACCGGAATAGATACTGGTATTTAGGCTCTTCTTTTACTGTCCATTCTTCCAGAATATACTTATCACTAAATTGAGTGACACACCCCTTTACAAGAGGATTGGCTATGTATGTTGAGCGCATGAACTTTCCGTTTTCCAGCGTCACTTCCTTTCCAGATGGATCAAGTACAGTCTTCCCTTCCCGCATCA